ATATCATCGTACTGTCCTTTCTCTAATAAATCAACAGAAGATAGTAATGCTTTCTTTAATTGTTGGTTTTTACAGAAATTAGCAAACTCTTGCTCTATATACTCCTGATCTTCGTTAGAAGTTTTATAAGCTTCTACTAATTGTCCTTTAATAGACTCTTTTAATACTTCATTGTCAATTTTTTTAGCCTCTATACTTAGAGACTCTTTAGTAGGTGTGGAATGAAACTTATAATGGTACTTTAAAATCTCTTCTACAATCCATTTATGTGCTGGATTATCAAAATACTCTTCCTCTAAAATATCATGTATATTTTGTAAAAATTCTTTATGCTTTAGTAAGCTAGATAAGACTTTTACTTGAAAGCCTACCCCGTACTGATTCAACTGATTTAAAACTGCCATAACTACTTTTCTTTATTCTTTAATATAGTAAACTATTCTTGATTTTTCAACTGATATTGGGTTAATTTTGCAAAAGTTTCACTTAACCATATTTGAGGGCTTAGTAAAGTCTTGCCTAACAAGTCCTCACCGTATAATTTTACAAACCTTGTAGGGTCGTATTCATTATTTGGATTATGCAACAAATTATCAATTACGACTTTATCTTCTTCGGGTATATTCGGGTTAGTTAAATCCATTAACTTCCGGTTTATGTCTAATTGATATGAAAAATTAAGTATATCACCGTAATGTTTACTCTTTGCTATATTTTGCTTAGCATGTTCTAGTAAAACTACTAATCTAAACTTCTCTTCTTTTCTAAACTGAGGAAAAAGCTTTATCAATGTCTTAGCACCAATGCCTTTTACCCCGGGTACATTGTCTCCTTTATCGCCCAGTATCACTTTACTTACTAAAAAGTTTTGAGGTGTAATTCCGTACTCTTTTATTACTTGTTCTGGATTATAAATTACTTTCTTAACAGGAGAGTATACAGATATCTTATCTGATACGAGCTGTAAGTAATCTTGATCGGTGGAAAGTATGGTCACCTTTTCAGGAAACCTAGTTGCAAGATATCCAATTACGTCATCTGCTTCAATCTTATCTATTGCAATTAAATCAACAGGTAAACATTTTAAATAAGCTACTAAACGTAAAATTTGATTAGTAATAGATTCAGATTCCTCTTCTTGATTATCAAATGCATCCCAGTTTGATATTTTAGTAATGTGCCTGTTAGCTTTATACTCAGGATATAAATACCTTTTATTGGTAGAACCGCCAACACCATCAAAAACTAAAATAACCCTAGTGGGTTGTAATTGTTTTATAACAGCACCGACTGATTTTAAAAAACCTCCTAATCCTCCTACGTGATTGCCTGCTGGATTAATGTGATGTATTGCTACAAAACTACGTAAAAACGTATTTAATGAATCGACAATTAAAACCCTGCTATTTTTATGTAAATCTTCAGGCTTTTGACTCTCCATCTCTGCGAACATCTTTTTGTAATCCATTCTTTTTTTGTTTTGCGATTGGATTAGCCAGTCTATCAGCTATCCTTTCTGTTACTATTAGTACATCTACCTCTGTAGGTGCATAACTATTCATTAACTCCCTAGGAACACCGTCCCAAGAAGCTTCATAATTTTGAACATTAAAGCCTCGATTAATACACTCATTGTAAAGGCTAACGTACCGTTCTTTTAGATAGCCTAGCTTGTTATAAAAGAACGATACGTGCCCTTTACCTAGAGTAAAGTGGGGTGGAACACCCTTAAGGTTGTACTTACCTTTTGAGACAACGTTAGGAATACGTTTTATCTCTCTATGTTCAGCAATTAAATGCTTGTTAGTTAGTTCACGCGGAGGTACTCCGATATTAATCCTTGTCATAACATTTATTTAATTAAAGATAAGACTATTCTTCTGAAGCGTCAAAAATATCTTTACTATCGTCGTCTGTTTCTATTATTACCTCAAAATCAGTAGCACCTAAAGTCTTTAACCAGTCTTTTGAGTACTGTTTCTTATAGGCATCAATAGCTTGCTTGGTATCGTCTATAAAACCGTGTGCAGTCATAATAACTCTACCGGCAGAAGTAACGTCATTAACGTGATTCTTATCACAACTAACTTTAGTTCTCTTTGCAAACTCTACATCCTTGCCGTTTTTAGTGGCTTTGATCTTATTTGTACCTGAACTAGTAACATTACCAAAAGTAACAATTAAAGAAGCATCGAAGTACATTGTATCTCCGCCCTTATTTTTCATCTTAGGCTGTGCCATGATGTTTTCCGCTTTAGCTACCCAGATTTTATTAACTGCTAGCATTGAGTTGGTATAGGGCTGACTTTCTTTACGTGATAATACGATCTTCTGGTTAATAAAGTTACCAAATGTCTTAGACATAGCACCTGCATTCCACTCGTTATTGTTCTTATTAGAGTTTATAGACATTTCACAAGGTATACTACCTACTGAATCCCATAAAAATAATAAGTCGTAAGGTAGTTTACCGTTCTTTTGTTCGTCTAATAGGTCTGCAATAAATGCACCTACGTCTTCAATACTATTTAATTTTTCTCTGTCAATATACAAGAAAAATCCTTTATAGTCTTTAACTACTCCATCTTCATCAGCTACTTCGTCATACTGTAATCCCATTTGCTTGGCATGCTCCCAATTCCACTTCATCTCCGTTACAATAAAAACAGGTAAGACGCCCATTTTCTGGGCGCTTACTGCTGCTTCTAAAAGAGCTGTTGTTTTACCCGTGTCAGAGTGACCTCTTAAAAGGGTAATATGTCCTTGTGGTATACCAGGTATAGATAGACAATCTTGAAAGGCTTTTGATAAAGGAATCCATTTTTGCTCCTTCATCTTAATAGATGTACTAGATAAGTTTTTTGCTTCTTTGAAGCTATCTAGATTAAAGGTACCTTTTAAAGCACCCGCTATACTCTCATTAAGAGAAGTTTTAGTTCCTTTGGCCATGTTGTACTACTATTTAAAAAGTTCGTCGAATTCTGTGTCTATATCCACTTTAGGTTTAGCATTTAAGCTAAAAGATGCTGGTTTGTTAGGTGCTGGTGTATTTGTTGTTGCATACTCAGCACTATTAACTGTTGGTATAGCAGGTACATCAGCTGTTTCTTCAGGATGTAACCAACCTAATAAAGCATCTTTCATTTCATCGTAAGAATATTTCTTAAAGATAGAAAATACTTCTGGTTGTTCAGTTAACCACTTTTCAACTTCCTTACTGTCTTCAGATAAAGAAGTAGTTTTAGTACGAACACGTACTTTAGTTTGATTGAAACCAGTACCGTTAGTTTCAGGTCCTGTAGTTTCAATTGTAATATCACGTCCTTGAATTACATCGGTGAAATCACCAACATCAGGATCGTCGGCTAAAGATAATAACTCAGCATAAACTTGCTTACCAAATTCCCATAAACGTACGCCCTTCTCTTCTTCACCTCTAACGATGACAGGAGCAAATACGCGCATTTTTGGTTCTAACTTCTTAGACATGATCCAATTTTCTTTATCGCCTGTAGTAGCTAATTGCTTAGCGAACTCAACGATTGGATCTTTCTCTCCAAAGTTAATTAAAGAAATCATAGTACGGTTACCAATACCGTAATGAACGAAAACCTCTTTAAAGGGGTTAGACTTGTCCCAATTGGCTGGAACGATACGAACTGAATGCTTACCCACAGCAGATTTCCATAGAATAAGAGACATATCTCTTTTCTGACTACCTTGCTTTTGGGTTTGTAAAGCACTTAGTTTAGACTTAATGACACTAAGATCCATAACTTATTGTTTTATTTGTTAAAAATTTACTTATACGGAAATGTAAGTAGAATAATTCGAAATAGCAACTTATAGGTTAACTATTTTGTGAATTTTTGTAGAAAGTTTTCTTAAATCATCGCCTTGAGTCAAAAGGACAGTATTTCTGTAATTTTGCCACTCAATTCTAAAAGATGTATCTAAGACTCCCTCGTTTAGGGACTTAATTAGAAGGTTTAGGCTATTAATAGTGTATAGCGTATTGGTTTCCTTCTTTCTGTGTAGTAAGATAGTATTTGGTAACACTTTTGTAGTACGATCTTGAATCTCAATGTTATATGTACATAAATACTCGTCAGAATCTTCTGACTCTAATACAAAGATTTTACTATACATGATCTCATATTCACTTTTAATAGTGTCTAGAGTATCTTCTAGTTTATCTTTAGGGGAAAATGTACAAAATAACTTGTTTTTCAATTGCTCTTGCGTTAACTCAATAAATTCCATAATAAATAGCTCTTAATTTGTTCTAAAAGTTGTAGTTATGCCCTTTCTTGGCTTTTACTCTATATCCGTCTGTTTCTAATATGTTCTTAATATCTGCTAACGTACCTTTTCCGTCTTCTGCTGAGTAATCGATTAGTATTGAATCGTATACCACTAAAAGTACTTTACTCTGCTTATTTTGAAGGTATTCTTTGAGTTTGCTTAGTTTTTTCACGTTATTTACAGTTTCTAAGCACTGAATATAGTAGTTAAATAGCTTTTGAGGATTGGCATTCTCTTGAGTAATCCTTCTACCGTTAGGTAATTCTAAAAACCCGTTACTTTTGTATGCAGACCACATAGCTTCCACTATAATTGCTACATCTTCAAAAAACTCAATATGTTTATATTCGTTTTCTACACCATTATACATCTGTCTGAATGTAATCTTCTTAGCTTCTTGGTATTCTTCAGAGGTTAATTCCTCTCTATTAAAGTACTGCTTTCCTAAATAGAGGTGAATCGATTCATCCTGCGGTACTAATGTTTGCATTGCATTGGCAATCAACCTTAAATGGTATCCATCAAAGTCAAACTCTACAAAAGCATCGTTTTGAGGTATAAAAGCTGTTCTAGAATGGTTTTCTTTGTTAAAAGCAAGGAAATTTATACTATTAAACGCATTAGTAGGACGTGATGTAATGTTATATAG